AGTTAACTGCGCTTGATCTAAGTCTGCAAAGTAGTTTTCAAATATATCTAACTGTGCTTGCTCTGCAAACAAGTTAAATTCTATCGGCGTAATATAGCCTCTTTGTTCTTTATTAGCTATTGCTAAAACTTTTTGATATACCGTGTCTATACTTACTGCCATTGTTATATTTTTATAGTTAAGCAACCACCCCGTAGAGTGGCTGCTCTACTATGTGATTAATTTAATCGTTTTTCAATGTTGGAGTAAATCTCCATACCTTCATCTGTTTTAAACCAAGCAGCTAAAGCAGAATATGGGTGCTCATCAAATGGTACAGTCATAATTTTTCTATCGTTAGATACCCACGTAAAATGACGTTGATCACTTGATAGTTTTATTATGTTAGCTTCTACAGCTTTAATACCAAAGTTTCTAAGCATCACATTATCATCTGTAGTGAGTTCTAAGAACAGTTTAGGATTTTTCTTAGCAAACAGTAATAAATCTCGTTTAAGCTCTTTAGAACTTAAGCTAGCTACTTCAGATCCTTTTTCTACTCTCATAATAGCTTCAGCCATATCAATATCCATGTCTTTCGCTATCATTAGCGCTTGTACTTCAAACTCTAGCCAGTCAAGTTGATTTTCTGCAATCTCAACAGGCTTATGCTCGTAATATATATTGTCTTTATGCGGATGATATATAGACAAAAGCTTTTGTAAAACTGTTTCTTCTTTTGGAACAAACAAAGCTCCACTTCTAAATATAATGTGCGAAAGTCTTTGATCACCCTTCATTTCGTCAACAAAACAAGTTTGTTGATTTTTACAGTACTTTAACTCTCTTTCAAAACCTTTTTCTTTATCAAACCAATATATATTAGTTGATCTAATCATGTGTGACAAAGGCTTTTTTCTACCTTTTAAATAATAAACTCTATCTTTTATTTCCCACTCAGATTTTTTTAGTTGAGGTTTTTCAATAACTACCTCAACCATTTTATTTGTAGCTTTAACTTCTGGTTGTGCTACTTCAACTTTTGTTTCTTTTTTCTTTGCCATAATATAATATAATAAAAATTAATAAAAAACTACCCTACCCGAAGGCAGGGTAGCTTAAAAATTATTTACTTCATTAACATAAAGTTATTTGCACCTTGAGTGATCAAACATCTTTCAGATAAGAAGTGAATTTGCATTGCATCTAAAGCAGATGTAGCAGCTCCAACTGAACCAGTAGTCCAAGTCTTCATTCTACGATCATCTGTTTGAGAAGCTCTGTATCGAACGTGTAAGAAAGGACGTTTAAGGTTCTTTCCTAATTGCTGATCGTATACAGTTGAAGTACCAGCAGGAATAATGACTCCACGAATAGCGTTAGCGCCAGCCGCATCATTAATACCACCACGAGTAGCTTTATCGTTTAAGTAACGGAAGTCAGACTTGTAGAAGTCGTAAGAACCTCTTCTGAATCCAGAGAAACCTAAGTTTAAAGCCATATCTTCATCGTTCTCAAATACACCGTAAGATGTACCACCAGCACCATAAGAATTCATTGAAGCTAACATGTCGTCAAATGCTAAAGATGTAGCACGATTAACAAATAGCATGTTTTCTTCAATAGCGCCTTGCTTATCGAACTCAGCAAGTATTGCGTCAAATTCAGCTAAATCAGTGGCAGCGTTAACACCAGTTACACCAGTAGTAATGTTACCTCTTGATTCAATAGCAGCGAATAAACCTTCAGTACCTACATTTCCAGCGCCAGATTCCGATCCAGTAATAAGAGCGCTGCCATCTAAACTAGAACCAAGCGCATTTAACTCAGATTCTAACATAGACATTTCTAAGTAGTCGTTAAAACGAGCTCTAGTATCAGATTCAGCTTTTAAGTACCATAAGTACCCTGATTGTCCTTCTTCACCAGTAATCTCAACCCAACCAATACGAGATGTATCAGATCCTGATACTTCGTAGTAATCTTTTAAGATAATTGGTTTGTTATTGAAAGTTTTAAAGTCAGGCTCGTTAGCACCTCTTGTATCAGTAGCAGCTGGAGCAGCTGCGTTAGAAAAATACTGAGATCCTTTACCGTACTCAGAACCGTAAACTAATACAGTAGCACCTAAAGCAGCTGTTGAAGAACCTGCAGTTCCAGACATATTAGCAGCATCGTAAGGAGCTACAGTAAGTAAATCTAGATCTGATCCATCAAAAGCAGTTACCATAGCCTTACATATACCAGCGGCTGAGGCCACTATAATAGTGTCGTTGACTCTAATACCATGCTTTGGAACACTAGCTCCAGAGCCTGAAATACCATTAGTAGTATCTTCGTTATTTCCGTCAATATCTGACTGGATTTGAATAGTAGTTGAACTTTTAATCTCAGCTTTGTAAGATAAGTGTAATCTACCTTGCTCAGACCATATAACTTGATCAGAAGTCATAGCCTCTTCCGCTCCGATTTTAGATAAAAAACCTGAAATGGTACGAGGACCAAATACTTCAGCTTCTTTTTCCATTAGATCGGGCAGGTATTGTTGCGACCAGTTTGTGCCAGACGCAGTAAAGTCTAAGTAGTTTGAAGCTAATGCCTGTCTCTGTGGAGCAGGAACACTATTCAACAAACCACCGGGATTTGAAATTGCCATTTTTAATTTATTTTAAATGGGTTAATAATTAGTTTCTTTTTTTAAATTTAAACGAAGGCGTATCATCACCTAATACTCTTACTTTAATTCCACCTGTGCTTTCATTACTAAAAGACTGTCTAGCATCCATGTTTACATTTTTTGCATTAGCGACAGAATTTTGTATAGCATCAGCTTTACCTTGTTCGTAAAAGTGTCTAGCAATAACATCTGGATTCATAGCAGCATATAAAGCTTTGTGATAACCTTCAATGTCTTTAATAGTATTATCTTTGTTTAAAAACTTATTGATAAAATTATTAATGTCACTTTGTTTTCTCGCAACTTCACTTGGATTAGGTACTTTAACATTTAATTTTTTACCATCAACATTGTATTCAAAACCTTTGAAATTGTCGTTTAAAACTTGATTAGTTTCGTTGATAAAATAATCAGAACGTTCTTTCGCTAATTGCTCCTGTGTTTCCGTTTCTTCGTTGTATTGATTAAAGAACTGTATCGCTTCTTGCTGCTCGGCAGTAAGATTTGAACCAGCTTTAATCTCGTCATAATACTTAGACTTTTGCCCGTCTAAATAGGCTTTAGCCTCCGCAACCTGCTCTTTTAAGGCTATTTTCTTTTTACGTATCTCTCTTTCCTCGTCAACTTCTTCGTCAAACTTAAAGTTTTCTTCCATAAGAAACTGTCTTTCTTCAGCGTCTAAGTGAGGTTTAGTAGACTTGTAATATTCATCAAGCGCTGTTAGATTATCCATTTCTTCGTAGTTTCTATTTAATCTAACGTAATCTTCTACGCTTCCGCCAGTATCGTTTACAAAGTCAACTAGCTTTTGTATGTTTTCTGGTAATGCTTGACCAGTAGCTTCAGCTTTATCTATAGCTGCGTTAGCTGCATCGACAGTATCATTTACTTCTTCTTGGACACTTTGTTCGGCAACTTCTTCATTTGTTGCTTCGACGTTTTCTTCGCGTACTTCTTCGCTAGCTCCGGATTCGTCGCGAACAGGTACCTCATCTGTGTTTTGCTCCTGAACGGCATTTTCTAATTCATTTATTTTGTTCATATCAAGAACAATAGTACCATCATCTTTATAAGACACTGGAGACTCTTGCTCTACTATTTCTTCTTGTGGCTGCTCCACTTGTTCTTCAACAGGCTCTACGCCTTGAACTTCTTCAACGTTTTCGTTTTCTTCCATAATATAAAATATAAGTTAATAGTTATCTAGGGTCAAAGCCACCTAAGCCCATACCACCACCAAGTATATCATTACCTGATGACTCAAAGTTTTTAGGTGGTGCACCTGTTTTTCTTTGTTCTATAAGTTCGCTTTGTTGACTAGCTTGTATTCTAGTTCTTTCATCTTTACGATCTTCTTTTTCTTTTTCTTTACCGCTAATAGACTGTAAGTCCATTTGCTTTAATCGCATGTTAATTTGGAACTCATGATCCATAAGTTGTTTCTTAACATTAGCTTCGTGGCTTATTATTTGCGTTTTAGCTTGAGTACGCATTTGCTCAAGTTGCGCGTTCATTTGCGTCATAGCTTGTTGTTTTTGTACTTCTGCTTGGGCAGCAACTTGCTGTGACTGTGCGTTAGCTTCAGCTTGTGCTTTTATGTTTTCTTGTTGACGTTTTTGATCGTCGTCGAGTTTTTTCTTTCGTCTAATTTTCAACATTTGATTAGCAAGTCTTACATTTCTAATCTCGCGTAAATCTATAGCATCAGATAAATCTATACTGTTTTGTTGTAGCGCTTGCTGTATATTGTTTTCTAATAATTGCTTTTGCTCTTCATCTGGCGCAAGCTCTATGAATATACCAAAGTCGTATAAATGTAAATTAGCCATTTCTTCAAGTGTGCCTACGTTATGCGCGCCAACAGCTTGAATAAAAGCATCTTTTGTAGGTGAGTATTCTATTATATCAGATATTCTAAGCGATAAACTCTCAGACACAGACTTAGTTAAAAACAAGCCCGCTTGTAGTATGTGCCTTGTAGCTGTATTACTATTAGCTGCAGCCAGCTTTTGAACACCTACTAAAGCGTCTTTTGCCGGAGTACTACCGTCACGAGCTTCGTTAAGTCCTGTTGTATCACGTATCATCTGCATGTAATAGTTATATGTACCTATTAAGCTTTGCATTTTAGCACCACCACTACCACTTTGTATTTCTTGTATTGGCACACGGCCTGGATTACCTTCGCCAAGCTCATTCATTGATCTACCAATAACACTACCTGTTTGGAAGAACATGTTTAAAGCTTCTTGTGGATTATAGTTTGTGCCATTGCCTAAGTCTATTTCAGCTAAACCGTCAGCGTCAAGATAGATACCATCAGGTATAAGCCTTGACATAACTTGTTGCAACTTTAAATGCGTTAGCTGTATCATATCAGCAAAGCCTGTTATACGACCTACTAAACTCTCTATTCTACCATTATACATACGAGGCGCTACAATAGAGTAATTCATTTTTACTTTATTAAAATCACTTTTCGGCCTCATCATGTTATCGACTTTCTGCCATTGTATAAGTATATCAGTACCTATAATAAAAGCACCTTCAAACAAACACTCTACTGTTTTTTGCAGTTTTGTAAAGTTGACTTGTACGTCTTTAGGCGGATTAAAAGTATCGTCTTTCTCTATAACTTTCATTGCGCCAGTCGCAGTCTCTTTTACTTTGTACGTATTGTTCATGTATGTTTTATAATTAAAATATAAAACTTGAACTTTATTGTTATCTGTTTCTCTACCGTATGAGTATTTTCTTGAGTATCTACCTGAAGTTTGATTATTAGAGTTTAATATCTTTTTTATTTCATCTTCTTGTAAATCTGGAAACTGTTTGACAAGTTCGTTAATAGGCACATCTTTAACTTCACCAACATAATATATATCTTCAAAGTATGGTGAGTCTGTATATGAATACACTAAATCAGCTGGATCAACATATTCTACTATAGCGCCTTCTGATGTGTTAAAGCTAGTTTTTACAGCACCAATACCCAGCACAGTTAAATCATAGTTAACTCTTTTTCTAATTAAATCGTAGTTATTGCCATCTAATAAAACATTAATAGCTTGTTCTTCTGCTAGTTCTACAGCTTGTTTGTAAGTTAGCTGCATGTGTAGTTCAAGTTCTTCTTCTGTTTCTGGTAGTTTATCTTCTGGAACTGTAGCTAAATCTACATTAAATGTATCTTTGTAAA